AATTGCAACTTCACTCAGTCCAGCATCGGCATACTTGGAAACCCGATTCTCATCGAGCAGAATGCCATTCGTGACGAGGCAAACATCTTCCTCGACATTCTCCCGAGTCAGCTTGATGTAATCGGGAAGATTCTTGAGAATGGTGGATTCTCCACCCATGATAGTGGCTCGCTTCATCTTGCGGCCACATCGACGGAAAGTATCACGCATGAGATCCATGTCCAGAATCAGGCGAGGATCTTTGTTTGGCTGATAACAGAAGTAGCAATTCGGTTGCATGTTGCAATACAAATTGGTGATGATTCGATAGCGGAAATACTGATCCTTGATAGCCATTATACATTCCACCCTTCAATGACGGTGAAATCTTGACCTTCTGCGATGATAAGCTCGTAAGTGAGTTCTTCCATGATGTATTGGAAACAAGCTCCAATTGTCTTTGCTTCGAAAGGAATCGTATGACGGTCTTCTCGCTCATCCCTGACAATATAGCGACCCGGACCTCCACGAAGAGCAAATACCCTTCGGGCGGAAGTACATACATCCCAATGACCCGGATTCCTCCGGTTGAAACTGAAGTGTGAAGTGCATTTGTCAGCCATGCTTGACCCCCGTGTTGAAGTGTGGAGGTAAGATACGTCAGCTACTCGCCACTGTCAACCGATTCGAATTCTTCTCTCAATTTGAGATATTGCTCTTTTCGACGGTCTTTATCCTTTTGGCTTTCCTGTTGATTTTTCGCATTCTTCTTGTCGATCTCAGACTGAATGCGATCTTTGCAATAGATGTCCCATTCTGCATCAGGAAGAGTGATTATATTCAGCGGAAGGCATAATGTTTCTCCGTGCCCCGAGCTATGAAATCCAAACCACATAATGGCCTGTAGGACATCATCCATAAGGGTATCAATTCGAATTTCGATTGACTCGCAACGAGTAATGTATGAACTCCCACTCAATGCAAGTTCAATGTCTCTCTGAAGAGCAAACATTCGCTTTTTAGCGAACTGATTAAAATCTTCCAGATAATCTATTGCATCGACAATACGCTCTTTCGAGTATTCCAGCATATTATCTTTTCTCAGTGAATTCTCAATTGCATCTTTGCATGATTCAGAGCCTTCAAGATCACCATATGCACAATCTGCAGACTTTGCCTTGCAATTGGAACATTTTGGATTGTACCTATTCATTATTATCTCCGTTCGATCTCGTGCTTCCATGCTTGACTCAGCGTTATAGGCTGAGAACAAGATACTCCTAATCGGTTAGTTAGTCAACTGCTTTTTTATTATGTGGGACATGTCCTTTTTTGAAGAAATTATCTTTGCATTTTTCTTTTTGTTCTTCTGACAGGGGAATGCCTTTTCTACGAGAAGGTTTGCCTTTCATAGCTAGAAAATAAGGTTTCATTTTTTCTTTTTGTTCTTCTGACATTGGGATGCCTTTATTATAGGCTTCACGGCCTGACATAAAGAATGACTGTCTACATTTTTCTTTTTGTTCTTCTGACATTGGAATACCTTTATTGTGCCCTCCTGTAGCCTTTCCTCCTTTTTTAGTCCCCTCTATTAGTGTTGGAGTTAGAAGTCTACCGTGTACCCACCCATTAGCCAATAGTTCATTCAATTTTTCGTCCTTCGCCATGCAAGAATCAACTCCATTATTCACCCATTTTCGACCCTTTGCGACAATTCCAATTTTCTTTTTTTGCTCATCCGTCCACGGAAATCTTCTAGAAGGATTCATGTCTCCTTGCATAAAATTTACAATATAAGATGTTCTAAGTGAAGCATATTGGCGATTGTTATATTTTCTATTAGATGACATCATAAAAGCGGCCCTAATCATAGGTCCGCCATACATTCTAGCCAAGATTAAGTGACATATGAAATGTTCTCTTAGCGTTAAATTAACCAAATTGCTTTCGTAATCTGGCCCGCCCATACTTCGAGGCACTATATGATGACGATCATATTCATCATTAGGACGGCCTCTACTTAATGCTCGATTTACTATTTGTTCATATATTTTCTGATAGTCCATGTAACTTATTTATGCAGGGGCCGCTTGTTTTTGCGAACAAGCGGCCCCTGCAATTATTACTGACTATGCGTCATAATTCTCGGAAATCACAGCCAACATTCCGCAAGCGGCCCCTGCCTGAATCTCGGCATTGGTGGCAATCGCCACTGCGAAGTCATATCCAGCCTCTTCCAGCTTCTGCTTGATCTCTTCCATGATGTCTCTCCTTGTTTGAGTTGATCTTGACGCCCATGCGTCTACCTTAAGATACTCATTGTTTGATATTTAGTCAACCACTTATGCGAGAATCGTAGGGCCGTTGAATCCGACCTTAAGATGGTCGAGGTCGAAAACCAAATTGGAATCTGCCTTAGTCTGATCGCAGTAGTGCCTAGCATACCATCGATTCAATTCTCCATTTACATCATAGGTGACGTAATTGGCGCAGAAACAGGCTTCCTTATCGTTGAATGTACAAACCCTTCGAGTGTTCTCCATTTGATCCAAATTGATCTTCATGACGTCAACATGATTAGCTCTGCAGTAATCATTCACCTTCATCAAACTTACGAAACCATATTCGTGGAATCCGAGTCTGGAGTAGTGATTGATGTATTCGTACATATCTTTTTCATCGTCAATGTAATCCTTGATTAGATTACAGGAAAGATGAATCTTATCCTTAATGGACTGTTCAAGGCTTTCCAATTTCTGATCACTAATAACACCGCATCCGAAAATCTCATCATTTTGGAGATCCCATCCATGTCTCGAAAGTGCGAATGAATTGAGATATTCGAAATTGACGCTATACAATTTGAAGCCATTGGAATTGACAACTGTGAAGATTTTTTCGTTAACACTCTTCACCAGTTTAAGACACTTATTCAGCAGTTCCCATTGAATGGTAGGCTCTCCTCCGGTGAAACTGACTTTATTGATCCTCACCTGCTTGTTCAATTCATGGAGAACGTAATAGAACTTGTAGAAGTCAAAAGACTTCATGGTTCGATTCCTGAATTCACAGAATCCGCAGGAAGCATTGCATGAATCAGTGAGACGTACATACAAATTGACGTAATTATCTCCGTCTGGCTTCTGCTCGATTCCATTGTAAGTGCATGGAATGATCTTCATTGGAACTTCATGTCCAAAGAGATTCATTTAGCACCTACCATTGGACGAAGACGATTGGTGATTCCCGCAAGATCCAGTTGGAGACTTAGGAGGCTCCGGATCTCCACAGCCTCGATTATTCGAGCGAGTTGAGCGAGTCGAGGAAGAGCCACAGGAGTCGCTAGTGTACGAGGATGGGCTAGGAGCCGCCCTAGCAGGCGATACCGTCTTCTTGCCCTTCCCAGCGGCCTTATTGACGATCTCTACTATCATCTCGTAGACTTCAACTGTCACCTGATCGAGAAGATAGAGATTCTTGAGCTTTTCGAGGAATACGGAATCCGGCTTTCCTGCCTTCCGATGCGTCGATAGTGCCGCGATGTAGAAATTCAGAGAGTCCAGATCCATGGTAGTCCTCCTAGTTATGGAAGATTGTGGTTGTGCGGAGAGTATCCGCTGAGAATTAGGATCAAGCCAACTAGCAAAACTAGAATGAACTTGATCCAAGGATTCACGTCATTATTGTTAGACAAGATTGTGAGCCTCAATAATTCCAGTTTCAATTCCATTCGAATTTGCGATATTATTGCAATTTAGCGGACTCAGTTTTACAAAAAAGAACTTCGGATCGAAATACGCCTTGAGCTTCTCAATGTCGAAATCGGCCTCGTCCACCAGCGTCATGTTGATAGTGGTCTTGAGATTCGACTGAGTGCGAATCTGTCCAAGTTCTTCGATTGTCACCTTATTCTTGAAGGGAATCAGATCATTGCGACGATCATTTTCGAGCGAATGGAGCGAAACCTGAAGAGTGATATTCCCCTTGATCCACGAATAGTCCGCATCCTTGACTCCAATGGTGGAGATGTAGTGGTGAGTATTGGGATACTTTTCAGAAATCTTTGCAATCGCCAATCGAACATTCTCAATATTCAAGAAAGGATCAGACATTCGAGTCCAATTGATCTTAAATTCCATCGAATTCGAAGGATCTCGATCAGGATTTTTCGCCAGAACAAATTCAACTTGAGCAACAATCTCTTCAGCCGTGAGATTGCGGAACTTTTTGAGATTCCCAGTTGCACAAAATTTGCAACGAACTGGACATCCACTTCCTACCGATACTCCAATCATCCATCGTTCATCTCGGCTTCCGAGATCTCCATTGTCGAGGAAGTTTTGCTTCCTTCCTATGGCATCCTTCGTGTAGAAAGGCAAGAACGTATCAGTTGTTTCGATTGGAAATCCATCTTCAGTGTAGAGTAGATAGACGGAACCATTTGCAAAATGCTTTCCCGTCTTTTCAATGAGGTGAGCCATGATGTTCTCCTTGTTGGTGGTGTACTGATAAGATACGCGAGCATCCGTCGGATGTCAACTAAGTTTTTTCTTAGAAACCTTCCAGCCATGATATTCTTTTTCCCTCGGAACATATTCAGATCTAAGCCCCTCATCCAATTCCATTAATTTCCGCAATACATGTAAATTGAATCCATATTCTTTACATGTAGCGGAGAGGCATCTAGTCTTAATAATTGAGCCATCTGACAGTTCTAGCGTATATTCGTATTTGGCGCTGGTGGAATTTTCGCCTCTTCTATTTTCGTTTAACCATTGTTCTATTTCTGCCGCGCTCTTTCCTCTGAAAATAGGGTTATTTTTCCCCTTCATAGATTCACGATGTTCTTCAGTCTTGAGGTTTGCGCCCCTATTAGTGGTTTTGACCCAAGCTCGATATTCCTCTCGACTTTCAAATCTATTCCTCCAATCAAGCATCGGGTATCGTTCATTTAGGTATTTCTGTTTATCTTCTTCGGTAAATATTCCTTTTGATTTCCAGAAATTTTTGCCTCTTCTATATTTGTTTAAGTGCGCTTCTCTTTCTTCTTCGCTCATTCTCATTAGATATGAAGCCGCACCACGATACTTACTAGGATCAGTAAATTCTCCGCCCTTAGATAAGTTATAGCCAATTCGCATGTCAGTTGAATTGTAATATGCAATCCAATACTTTTCTCGTTCGTTGAGTTCGTCTTGGGTTTTACATTCTTCTATTGTTTCATTGACGAATGCCTTTCTTCCATATTTTCTAATTGCCGCCTTAATTAGGTTACCTGAACCAAGGTAATCGACATTGCTTGTTAATGTTGTCTGTCCAATATAGATTTTGTTGTTTACTGTGTTGGTTGTTTTGTATATCCGCATAGGAGTATTTATCCCATGCGTGTGCGATTTACATTTTCAACTTCTCTCGATACGACAGTAAATACTACTTGTCAACCGGATGTCTTGGAGGAAATCCTTCAAGTGCAGACCGGATCATGAGAACACGCTCAATGAATTCATTGACCTGCGCAATTGGAGCTTCTGCAAGGATTACAGATTGTGTC